CCGCAATCTGGACCTTGGCAAGTGAAGTGCGCGCGTTCTGGATGTTCCTCATCCAAACTTTGCAGCATGTTTTCCCATTCCAGCATCTGCATAAAGCCGCAATGCGGGCACGGAACGTAAGGGTATTCTTGACTGCCGGCATCGAAGTTTGCGCTTATGCGACACCCCGGAAGAACCATCGGTGTCGATAACTTAAATATCTTCGCAAACTCGCGACCGTTGCTGCGACTATCAGCCTGTGTTTCCGGGTCGCCAGCGCTATTCATTTCCCACTTTGCAAGGTCATCCTGGACCTGACGGTTCATAGATACTTGCGACAATGATGCAGGGGAGTTCGCGCCGGAAATAAGCAATGCACCGCGACCGTCACGACGCTCCTTGTAGGTCACTGAATCCTGACCATCACGTGCCTTCATCGGGAAAATTTTGCGAAGCGCCGTCGTCCCTTTTAGCATCGGTGACAATTTCATTTTCGACCAGCGCACAGCGTTGTCATGCGTTGGATGCACATAAAGAAAATCACCGGGGTCCATGTCCATTGAACCACCCGTGAAAATGTTTGCTAGGACCGTGCCCCCCAACTGGGCAGACTTTCTAAGGGTGATGATCCGGCATGGGTCATCAGGGCCAAGGGCCGCCAAGATTTCTTCGAAGAACTTGAACAATTCAGTGTTATAGGAACCGTCGAATTCGCTTTCACGTTTTGAAAACTCGATATTTTCAACGGCCCATTTTAGATAGTTCACATCTTCGGGCGGCTCCAAAACATTCGCCAAGACATCGTGAACCATCCACTCGGCGCTTGTGACTGCGATATCCAACATGCTTAGCCCAATTCGATTTCAGCGTTTCTCTCCGACGCAACCGCAGCGGTGCGCGCCTTTTCTTTTTCAGAGGCGCTGGCCCGAACTTTTTTGAATTCGGCACGCAGCAGATGCAGAACGTCCCGCTGCGAAACATCAAATTGCGCCGCTATCGTCTTTGAGAGTTCAGGCAACGAACCTTCGAAAATTTGCAGCATCATGCTGGCCACGCGGGTCATCTGTTCGCGGGCGTCGTCAGCAGCTACCAACATGCCTTGTCGCAATGCTTCTTCGGATGCCTGAATGCGGTTGGTGCGCAACTGCTGTTCCAACTTCGCACGCTTCAGCTGGTCTTCGACCGTATCCTTCTTTGGCGCTGCAGGCGCAGTTGCGGTTAGTTCGGTTTGAACTGGCGCAACTGAAGCTGTCGGAAGGTCCGGCTGGATTTCTTCAGTTGGAACTTCGTCAGGCAGGTTGGCAGCTGGTGCCGTGTCAGTGGATGTCCGTGTCTCGATTCCATTGCCAAGCGCTTGTCCAATGTCACGGTTGCGCCGCACCTGTTCGACCGCGACAGACACAACCACTTTTCCCTTTTTGCCGGGTTGGGTGAATGCGTCATCGCGCAAGATGTCACGCGATTTCCATTGGCTTACTGCAGCCCGACTAACACCCATGTGGCGCGCAAACTCTGCCTGCGTCTGATGCTCCTGTGCTGACTGCATGGTTTCCAAAACTTCCCCGGCGGGCTGCGCTGATGTCGATTGCCAAGCGGCTGGCTGTTAAGCAGCACCCCTTCATTGTTAAGGCTTTACAAAAGCCGTCTGACTAGCGAACCCTCGGGCAGCTTATGCCCCGCGTGCGTTCAGAATGGCGTACGGTCCCTAGCTTTCCCTCAAGATTCGACGGATTATTTTCCGGTCCAGAGCCTGATCTTCGACACTGCGCATCACTTTCAAACATTCGGAGCGTATGTAGCCACGAAGCCCAAACTGCTTTTGCTGTCCCAAAATGCTGAGATGACGCAGCAAGTCTTCGTCAGTGTTGCTTTCCTCGACCAAAGCCAAGAGACTGCTCAACAAGTCAGGTTTTTCATCAACTTCAGCAGGTTCCATGCCCAATCCTAATTGTAAATTTCAGTACGAAATGACGTGCCCATCGTGTACATCACACATTGATTTATTGGTTCTTGATATCTTCGATTGGAAACCGCGAGGGAGCTTCGATTATCAACTGGGCGGCGGCGTTGCAAAGCGGTCACCAGTAAGCAATCACCCTGTCCGCAGTGACACCAGCCTTCCGAACCATAATATTCGGGGCGGAACTGATCAGATTACAGCTCAAGGTTATGGTAGCTGCCCGAGATGTGGCGAACCCATAATCTTGCTATTCAATTCCAGCCTTAGAAATATATCTCTCTTGCGAAAAGGCGACGAGATCAGCCCGATGGCAAAGCGGGTATTCGCCGCAAAGTACATGGATCTAGTCGGGACAATACCCTCGGCTAAGTCCTACAATGCACCGACTGAACTAGACGAAAATGTGGGACGATTGTGGGTTGCTACTCAAGAGTCGCTAGATCGTGGGGATCCCCCATCCCGTATCGTATCAGAATGCCGCAGTGTATTGGATGTATGCCTTAAAAAACTCGGTCAAACCGAAGGTGGCAGAAAAGCTCGCATTGATCGCCTCAAAGTTGCCTCCATTATAACAAACGATATCGCCACATGGGCAAACCATCTTTGGAGTGATGGAAACGATGCTGTGCATGATATCGAAGCATCCGATTTAGGCGCGAAAGAGCACGTAGAATTTCTGCGCCTTTTTATTAGAGTTGCTTTTGAATTGCCCGCGGAGGTGAAAAGGAAACAAAGCACTATCGGAGAAAACGACTAATTTCATGGTCAATACGGCGCGGCAGAACGTCAGTCACAAGACCTTCGAACGCTGTTGCCGTTGCGCCCTCAACCATTTCGATTGGGATGAAGACACCCGACTTCAGCTTCTCCAATTCAGTGCGACCACCAATACGCTGGAAGACGTGGCGACCCATGTTCAGCGCCACACGTCCGCGCACGAAGCTGCCACCCTTGATGAAAGCCCCTTCAAACAGTTCACGTTCGCCACGGACAAAAGCAGTCACCCCGCGCCGTGTCTCACGTGCCTTGAAGTATTTCAGCGACACGTCACCACCAGACGATGACAGGCGGTATTCCAAATCCTGCCACGATGACCGCTTGACCTTCACAGCCTTGCGTATGGTTTTCTGCGGCAGTCCTGTTTGCTTGGCCAGTTCACGCACCACGCGGGTCCGTGCCATGTCTCCTGTACGGTTCAAGGCGCGATTGACTGCCTTGGGGCCGTCCTGACCCAAAGCACCAATCATGTTGCCGAACCGCTCAAGGTCGCGCACATCGACTTCACCAACCCTGAACATGGCAATCCCCAATCTTGTGAGTGCGGTGTCCAACACAATTCGTTTGGACTTTTTGGGCACCCACACCTAACCGCACTCATAAAAAAAGCCGGACGCAGCATTCTGCATCCAGCTTTGCATAGTCAGACAGTTCAGACCTAAATCAGCGCTTCATCTTCATCTCCTTGAATTCCGGGAAAGCCCTTATCAAAGCACCGCGCATCACCTGATGCCGTTGCCACGCAAAAAAATAGCCCGGACTTTGCAGCCGGGCGTTCTGTTTGGGCAAATCTCTTAATTTTAGACGCGGTGACCGGCTTATGCCTTTTCACCTATCCGGGGGCCTCGGTATGTCACTTCCAGCTGGCGCTGTGATTACTTCGATTGACAGGGACTTGGGGTCATCCTGAGAACTTGTTAAGCGACAACCCCAAAACCTGTCAACACCCCTTAACAATCGCAACCACCGCTTAACATCTTCGGGCGGTCACAACTGCATGAAAACATGAAGCTATTTGGTCGATAAATTTTCCAACCCCAATTCCATCAGATTGTCACGCCCAAACAGGTTCAAGACGCCTTTAGCAGAGCTGTCACCCACTTCGACAATTCTGAAATCGAAGTCTTCAAATGGACCATGAACCACCTTGGCAACGTCACCCACACCAAACACCCGACGGGCGGCAACCCGTCGCTTGACTTCAGAAGGCACGCGCCCGCTGCTGAATTGACGCATCAATCGCATAACAGTGGCATCTGACATCTGGATTGGCTTGCCTCCAGTGCCCATGACACCGGCAACCACATCCAACTCCATCAGTTTCTTCCACGCCGGAACCCCGCGACCATATTCAGTTTCAACAATCGGCAATCCGACGAACAGCCAATCCGCCAGCAATGGAACCGAAACCAGATGCTTTTCTTTGGTGAAGCGGTTCTTGATGCGCAGAACCTTCTTAACCGGCAGAAAGACTTCGAAGCCCGCGCGTTTCATCAAATGTTCCGGCAGGAAGACGCGGTTGCCGGTGCCCTTGACCTTGCGCCACGACTTCTGGCCAGCGCGGTTGATGTACTGTTCCTTTTCGACATCAACGATGGCAGTGCGTGGACCGCCGCTGGCGTTTGGCTTCATCCGGACTGCGAACCATTGGACTTCACGTGCGGTCACTGATGTCATAGCGTTCATTCTCCGCCCCCTTGGTTTGCTCCAAGGTCAGCGATGGCCTGACAGCGACGAATGGCAGACAGCCGTCGGTTTCGCCATGCAGCTTCATTCGCGGGAACTTCATCACCGCGGGCCAGCCGTTCTTCAACTCTGCGCAACTGGCGGATGGAATTGTCAGCCCTTTCGCGGATGCGACCGACAACAAACGCATTTGGCCAGCGCCGTGACTGCTTCAGTTCGACCAACAGTTCCGGTGCCCAACCCTGGGCCAAAGCATCCAAGCCCAAGGCTTGCGAAAACACAGCCCGAACCAAGGGCGACCCATCAGCTTCTGGCGATTGGATTTGGCCAGCCCAATCCAGAATGTGGTTGGCGATTGGAAAACGGTCTTTCCCCTTGCCGCCAGCGTTTCCAGCGCACTGGTCTTCCAGCGCTTGAAGGTTCTGTTCGGTCATATAGGCCAACCGCGCACACAGGTCTTTCACCATGTCTTCGAATTGCGCTTTGGTCAAAGTGGATGGCTTAGCCAATCCCCTGCGCTGTAGGGGAACAATCAAGAACTGCTTAACCCTCTTTTCACCGTCTGCCTGTGCTGCACTGTCCATCGTATTTTCCCATTTTCTAAGCATTTCAAGCTGACAAAATGTCGTGACCCCCAAAGCCTTGGGCGATCCGTAATTCTTTTTTTTTCTTATTCTTTCCATATCCTTGTCAGTCCGGAAGAAACCGGCCCAAAAAAAGGAAAATGACGTAAAAATAGGTAAATAAACTTCCGGAAACGTTCCGGTTTCTTCCAAGTTCCTTCCAGTTTCTTCCGCCGGAAGAAACGCGACCGATTACGGCTGATGCAATTTTAACTTTTCCTGCTGTTGCAAGGTCCACAATTCCAGCGCTTCCCTGATGACATTTGGGCGGCGCTGACGGCCATCAAACCGGTCCAAAAGAAACTGGTCGAACTGAATGATGAAGGCGGCATCCTCTCCCATTCGGGCGGTGCCGCCACCTCGCACAATCTGTGCTGGAAGATCTTTGATGCGCTTGCGCTCACGGTCAGCTGCGCGCTTTTCCAGATGGTCTTCGCGCATACCCAAGGCTTCTTTGGCCATTTCCAAGACTGTCTTGTGATAAAGGCGCATGTGGCCATTGTCACAGCGGCAGGCTTGCCACCCGTATAGCGGCCCAATAGGCCGGTCGCACAGGCGCTTCCACTCTTCTAGTGTCACACCAGCTAGTTTGGCCAGCAAACGTTCATCCATCGGCAGCGTGCCGACTGGCGCTTCATCCTGCGCTTCACAGAACAGGTCGAACCCGACCGCGCGAACATCTAAATCTGCAAGGTTTCGGAACTCTGACTTCAGCCAACGACGAAAATGCCATGCAATCCACGAATGGCTTTCTAACCGCTCGGTCGATGGAATGGGGTAGTCGAAAATATCTTCAGCATCGACCAGTCGCATTGTTGTTGCTGGTTCACTCATTTGATGCCCCTTTCTGCTGCGCGCCGCAGTCGGTCATTCCACCATTCGGAAGACAGCCGGGACACATAGTTGCGACCGACACGCGACAAGGCGCGCAGGTCATCGTTCGTTTTCTCGTATTTGCCCGCGCGCCATGCCAACAGTGCGGGCGCTGCCTTGTGACCGATGCGGCGCATGTCCAGTTCATCCATCTTGCGGCAGGCGGTGCTGCAGTAACGCTGCCACGAACGCGAAGGTGCGAAGTGCTGCGAACACAGCGGGTTCATGCAGATGCCCGGCTCAACCAAAGGGCATACAGCCAATTCAGCAAACGCGACTTCAGCAAATGGTTCGATTTCAAAACGCGCCGCCAGTGCATTTGCGGGTTTCGTGGCAGGTAGGGTCATGGTGCTGAAACCTCGCCGCGCCGGCTAAAGCCGTCTGAACTTTCCACCGGATATTCGGAATAATCTGACCCAAATTCGCGCAGCTTTTTACGAATGTCGGGCACCACACGCAGGCGATGCCAGCGCTGCTCAACAGCCTTGGGTTGACGCATCAACGCCATGGCGATGCGGTCTAGTGAAATACCTTGGTCACGCAAGGTTAGCAACTGGCTGTCAACGGCTGGCGACCAATGCGAGTGAAAGATGGACTGCAGCCCGTGCTGGCGATTTCTGGCAGTCATTGCGGAACCCCGCTACCAATGCGAGCCGCAGGCAACAGAACCCGCGAGAACCGACCCAACGCGAAGGGTAGGGGGCACAACAATTGGGAACCAACGGCCCTTACAGCAAGAACGAATGAAGCATGGATTGCCCCGTCGGCGACTAGCCTGGGGCCTTGAACAGTCAACTTTGCTAATTCAAATGGCCGACCGAAGACACAACGCGATGGTGGTGCTATTGAGGGACGCATATATTTCGAAAAGGAAAGCGCTATGCCGGCACGAAAGCCGAATTTCAGTGTCCCTGTGGAGCAAGCACCAATCTTCAGCGGCTTGCTATGGCAGGCTTTCTCCGAAAGCGTTGAGGCCTTAGCAATTGCAGATCCCACTGGAACCGCGTCGAGAGCGTTATACGAAAAGCTCTCTAAAAATATTGATGATTTACAGAGTATATCAAACATGACGGATTTCGATGATGCCGCCGCAGCGAACGCAACGGCGCAGCACATCCCCGCTGCGGTCCGAACTCTTGCGATCGCCATCGACGCAGCATTCGACAGAATTGATTTCAGCGATACCAACTGACACCGTCAATCCAGTTTCATCGACTGTGAAAACGTTAGCGCCCATCTGCCAAGTAGATGCAGTCATTTGCCATCACCAGCTGGCTTTGCAACCAATGCCGCCATCGCTTTGGCCGACGGCTGTTCAAGCCGGTTGCGGGCCTGACGCAAAGCATGGATGGCTTCATCAATTTCGTTGATTGCCTGTGCTCTTTCATTCGCACCGCTGGACTGTTCAGCGGCCAAAATTGCAGAAATCGCTTCGCCGCTTTCCTTCGCAATGACACCGGACTGCTGCATCAGGCAGCTATC